CACTACGTGTGGTACCAAACCTGGTGTTCAAACTGACGTATAATACTTACTATTGGAGACTATTACTAGCCTCCGTGATAGTAACATTAGCGCGGTAACATTCTAATCACATCAAAGCCCTACCACTTTCATGGTTTCGGAGGTATAAATACCTCTACTTTGCAGTAAATTAAAGACTAGATGAGAGCCCAGTTCACTTATTTGTTATGAACCTCGGAGGATAATTACATCCCCTACTCCCTTTCCTAGCCCTGCACCCTAGCAATTTCTTACTCATTCATCCAAATCGGATATCCGAGCTGCTAGTCCCGGAGTTAACGGGGCTCGAAGCTTTGCGTCGAGCTGACGTCAGAGTTTCGCCAGTAGTAAAGGGTTTCTAGTAAGGACTTTTTCATCATCCCTAGGTCGATATTCTCCACTTAATGACGGAATTCTAATGGCTACAAGTCTATCTTCCAACTCGCTGAAACGAATATGGATGTCTTCAAGTAATTCAAAGACTTGCCATGCGGAGAACCGCATAGACATACAGAACTCGTAAAATGCCAGTAACTCCTGCTCAATCTCCTGTAACTGTTTGAAAACTTTTTCCATTTCCTCCCAGTACAAGACCATTGAGATCTCGCTTCTAGTTCTATCGGAGATGGGTTGAAGATGGGATCCGTAGACCCCAACGGGTTTATCTAAAGGAGACTTGACCGAAAATTGACCTTTATACGGGTCCAGGTTCAGTCCTTCACTTGTAACGAATCTATCCACAGACGGATCGGCCCCAAAGAGGGTGGCAACCTGATTTCAGTCAGCTTGCTTTCTTTCTAAGGAATCGGCCAGTCTATTATACATTCTCGCCTGATACTCCCAGAGCACGGCAGGTCAATTGTCAGCAAAATTGACACGATTTAAACTAAACCGTTCAATCCAACTAGCAATTGATGACTGCCCCGCAATAGGAGCATGAAGCAGATGTAACAGATTCGCTACACGCTTAGGCATGGCGTTTAAACGACATGTCAGTTTAGCCTTTACACGGAAACCCTGTCCCATTATTGTCATAGCATTAGCCGTTCTCAAATTTCACTTCTTAATAAAAGCGATCATCGATGAAAGATTACCTCTTGCTGCGAATAATTCCTTAAACGCAACAGGAGAGCAATCTTCGTTAGCGACATAGAACCGCTTAGCGAACTCTAAACCTCCCTTACGGGAGATTAAGCTCTTCGCTAAACCGATTCCAACTCCCAGCTCGGACATAATACGAACGTATTCCCGGGCGACGAGACCGTTTGCAATAACG